TCGCTTCCGGGGCGAGAAAGGCCGGCGCACGGAGCGCCGACGACACGGAATCGTTGCTCACCACCAGGCGCGGCTTGGTCCCCTTCATTGGGCGTTCCTCGCAACTGTGCGGATGTCCAAGCCCCTCCGGCGGCCGATCTCCTTCAATTCCTTGATGTCGTGCGCCACGCCTTCGTAGACGACACGATCTCGGACTGTGATGTCCCCGAACCAGCGGGTTCGGAAGATCACCGCCGCCTCGCCCTGGAGGCCGGCACCCTGAAGGAATTCCGTCGTGCTCGATTGAATGAGCTGTGCGCGCAAGGTGGCGATGGTGGCCCATCCCGACGTCACCACCCCGAATTCGTCGCGGACCTCGGTGGCGCGCTGCAAGGTGATGACGCGATCGAGGGTCGACGCTTTCATATCGCGACCTCGATCAGGCTCTCGACCGTGACCACGCCGTGAGATGTCTCTCCGTCGGGATCGCGAAGAAACCGGGCGTCGCTCACGACGGTTGAGACGGCGCGATGTCCGCCCTCCAGCGCGATGGGCGCGCTCTCGATCGCCGCCACGATTGCGCCGGCAATGGCGCGCGCCTGCGGCANCGCTTTNGACCAGACGTGCAGCNNGGCGTACGCCCGCCGNTGGCGNGTTGCGAAGGTGAGAGGTTCGCGGACNANCTGNCCCTCNCCCACACGGATGGAGGGAAACCGCTGCNGCAGTCCGTGACCGTCGACCATGGCGGCGGCCGGCACCAGGGCGGTTACATCCGCCGCGCCTGCGAGGCGCGCGAGGATGGATTTTTGCAGAGCAAGATCCGGGCTCATTGCCTGTCCTTTTTCACCTTGGTGGTTCCGCGAAGCCCCATGAAAGCCTTCAGCTTCTTGTCCAGCGGCACCTTGGGCGCGTCATTGCCGCCGCCGAAAATGGCCTTCAGCATTTCCCGACGCCCGCGAAAGGCCATCTCCAGTTGCGAGACGGGGGTGGCGAGGACGACGGCGGCGGGCCAGCCGAGCCAGCCGGTTCCGGCGCGGAAGAGCCATTCGAAATATTCGGCATGGCTGAAGTGGCGAAAGGGCCGGCGGATTCTTCTTCCTCCGCGCTCGATGCGGGCTTGCCGCCGTTCATGAGGCGGATCACGAAGGCGATCAGGTCGGGCGCCAGGTCCAGAAGGCCGGTGGCGAAAACCTGTTCCTCCGTGCGCGCGCGGTCCGCCTCGCTGCGTGCGAGGCCGTGGTGAACCACGTCCACGCTGGCCGCCAGGTCATAGCTCTCCAGCTTTGCCACCAGGGCGATGAAGCTGGAGTGCACGGTGTTGAGCGTGATCGCTGCGCCAAGCGTCGGCACCAGCGTCACCTTCTCGCCCGCAAGGGCGATCACCACGTGACCGGAAAGCATCACGCGGCCTCCGCGACTTCTTCCAGGATCTCGGTGTTGATGGCGAGCCCGAACGTGATTTTCGTCACCTGGTCGGCGCCGCCGAAGCTCAGCTTCGCGCTCATGACCATGATTTTACAGAAGAAGGTGGTGGGCGTGCCGCCGGCCGGCGCATCGTCTGCCACGATCTTGAGATTGAATGCGAGGTCGGTCTTCTCCGCAGCGATCAGGGCCGTCTGTCCCGCGTCCAGGGGATCACGGAGGCAGACCAGCGCGAGAAGTCCAGCATCACGCGAGCCCTTCAACCGGCGCTTGCGCGCATCGCCGATGGTCTGGATCTCGACCTCGGCAGACTCGTCGCCGAACTCTCCGAGGTCTTCGACCTCCTTGATCTCGATATAGGTGTCCGCAGCATAGGTTGTGAGGGTCGTCGCGGGGGCGGTGGTGCCGATGAAGATTTTGGCGCCGGCCGTGGTGTTGATGGCCATAGTCTAAACTCCTGTGTTCGCGCCCTTCCGGACGGCTTTGCTGATTGCTCGTTTGATGGATGCCAGCGCTTTCTTCCGCTCCAGGCGGAATGCTGGCCAAAAGAACGGCTGTGCTTCGGCCTTGGCGGTTCCGTATTCGACAAGGTGGGGATACCGGGCGTCACTGTCGCCGACGGTGATCATCACCTGGTTCGCCGGCACCACGGTCTCGCCGCCGGGCTGGCTGTAGGACGGGGTGCGCTTGCCGGCGGGCGTCACTGCGATGCTCTCGATCAGGTTTCCGGTGTCGCGGGAGGTTTCAGCAAGCTGGCGCATCGTGTCGGCCATGCGGTTGCCTGCCTTCAGCAGCGCGGGCTGAACCTCCGCAATCGCGGCCTTGGTCGCGCCGTCGAGCATGGCGTCGATCCGGGAGAGCTGGCGAGAGCGGGCCATATCAGAAGACAAATTTTCGGTAGGCGCCGATCAGCGCGAAGAAGCCTTCCGGTGGTTCGCCCGTGTCGCTGTCGTAGAGGGCACCGACGTACAGTCTCATCGCTTCCAGGATGCAGGCGGGCACNGCGTTCGCTGTCTCGAAAGCATCCAGCGGACCGACATAGCTCTCGANAAAGCCGCGCGCCGCCTCGCGCTTGGCGTAGAGCTTCAGATCATCCTCGTGCAGGGTNANATTCAGAGCGTCTTTCAGATCGTNAAGTCCGATAATGTCTTCGGTCGGCAGAAGATCAGNCATGACGCTTCTCCTCGCTTTGCTTCCACCTCGAATGGCAAGTGACGCACAGCGGCTGCCAATTGCTGCGGTTCCAGAACAGCTTCTTGTCNCCTCGGTGCGGGATTTTGTGGTCGACCACCGTGGCCGGCGCTCCGCAGTGCGGGCGNGCGCATGTGGGATGGATTTTCAGGAACGCCGCGCGCTCTACATCCCACNTGGAATCGTAGCCCCGGGCGCGNGCGGATGGCCGGCGCTTNTCGGCCTCGGCTTTCCGCCGGGTTTCGCACGGGCACCGCTCGCCGCTGGCGATGCGATAGCCGCAACTGCAAATTCTTGGAGCGCGCACGGGCATCAGAAGAGCCCAACAATATCGGTCGCCGTGGTCGCCGGGCCGACGCAGCGCACACGGATCGGGACAACCGTTCCGGCCGGGACATTCTTCAGGATCACCGCATGATCATCATCGGCTGCAAAGAGATGAAGATCGCCAGCGCCGCCGACATACAGCGCGCGCGGGATCGCTCGCAGGCAGGCGATATCAGGCGTGATCATTTGCAGCTTGCGGGCGGACCCGACGACGTCGACGGCGGCTTTGGCATGGTCCTGGTACATGACGATTTCTCCGAAATGGTGGGGAGCCGAGATGACCCTCGGCTCCCCCGAGCCTTGGCGGGTGGGTACCCGCTGCGCTCGCGACCGTGCTCGCCTTGACCCTCAATGACCGCGAAGCGGGGGGCGCCAGGGAGGCGGGCTTTTCGCTATTGGACGGGCCGCAGCGACCTCAAAGGTCGGCGCCCTATCCGACGGGCCGGCTTGCGGCGTGGCCCTTGATGACGATGGCGGACAGCGGAGTGCCGGCGCTGTGCGTGCCGCCGAAGTCCGCCAGAAGCTTGAGGTAACGGCGATGGCCGACATAGCCGAGCTTGGTCACATCGGCCGTGGCATGGGCCGATGTCAGCGCCTTGACGATGCCGCCGGTGCCGACGCTCGCGACGCCCTGCACGTCATCGAGGGTGACGGCGGTATATGTGCTGTCATCGTCCGAGTGCGTGAGCTTGAACTCGATCTTGTTCGTGCCGGTGAAGGTGATGCCGCCGGCGCCGATGTGCAGAAGAATGGCCGCACTGTTGAAGCCGAGAAGGTCGATAGCAGCCGGGGTATTGTCAGCGTCATAAACCGCCGGGGCGAGGGCTTGCACCGCGCCGATATTGCTCTGAAGGTCGCGCATATGTCGTCCTCATGAAATGAACCAGGGGGATCGAGGGCAGGCGGGCCGCCCCCGAAGAGGGTCAGATCTCGATCAGCTCACGGCCATCTTGAGCTTGCGTAGCGCCTTCGGCTGGACCACGCCGGCACCGACGCGGCGGGTAGCGTGAATGCGCGTGATGCCGTTGGTCGCCAGCGAGTAGGGGTTCACCAGGATGGACAGCGACACGCGATCCACGATCCGGTAGCCGGTGCCGAAGTCGCCGAAGACAACCGGGAACGAGCCCGACGCGACGTCCGGCATATCCACGGCCTCGACCACGGGTCTGCCAAGGATCGTCTCGGGAGCATCCGCCGCGAACGAGGGCTGCCAGAGGTAGTTGCCCTGGCCATCCTTCAGCTTTCGGATCACGGCAAGCGTGCTGCCGTTCATCATCCAGGTGCCGCGCCCGCGATAGGCGGCAGGAAGCGCATACATCAGCGAGATGAGCGCATCGGTGGACAGGTTCGTTGCGTGACCGTTCGGGGTGAAGGCGACGCTCGCATCCGTCAGGACCCCGGTGGGCTCCAGAACGCTGTTACCATCAATGAAGGCCTTGCCCTCTTTCTGGCCGAAGTCCTCGGCGAGCGCCAAGCGCACCTCGGCTTCCGCTTGACCGGCGCTGTCGGCCAGGAGCTGGTTCGAAATATCGACGTAGGTGTTCACCTCGCGCACCGGGATCTCAAGCTGTCCGAAGCTC